GACCTAGATTAAATCCAAGGTCCCAGATTGTACCAGTCGTGTACCAGGAGCTCATTAAAAGCGAGCTCCGTGACCCGTCTGAGAGGTGCTTCATTGCCAAAAGCTGGCATATCTGAAGCAAAACCACCGTGTATTTCCGCCACATCCGATAAAGGCCAGTTCCGCTCGGGATGATACCGAGGCCAGGTTCTGACCGGGATGCGTAACGGAGAATTGCCGGTGCCTCTTACATGGAACGTTATGGTTTGAGTCGCTTTCACACGAGCTAGTGCAGCTAGCAACTGCCCGATGTGCTCAAACCCCGTAGCGTTTACGCCACGCTCTATGACTTGGCGAACATGGCAACCCTCCACCATAGCTAATTTGGTGTATGGGGTCGCTTTAGTTCTCTTATAAGACGGTCGAGCTTCATCGAAATTTCCAATGAATCCTCCGTCCCCGTACCCCTCCGCAATGACGAACCGGTATTTCTCCGGAACACAATTGAAAAGGAGTAACCAAGCACGCTTAAGACGATGATCACAACCGATACTAATCCGGCGATGACCCAAACGTCTGATCGCGTTAGCCAACTTAAATACGTCGTTGACATTAGAGAGCCTCTCTTTTAATAAGATTGGCTTAACGTCCACACCACGCCACCAATGTGCTCCACATGATTCGCGAAAATTCCCGCTAACATGTGTCTTCTTGGTATTAACCGCGAAGCCAAGGAACGCAGTAAATGACGTGAACAGACTGACAGCGCCTGTCGGCAACAGTATATCGTCGCCATAAACGACTACCTCTTCAGAAGAAATGCCCAAGTGCTCGCATACCGCAAGCGCGCAGGCTAAGAAGATGATAGTCTGGAGTGGAAAAGTAAAACCGTTCCCCATACAGGAGAACATCTCCCACTCTTTCCAAGCGTCATCGATCAACCCCAAAGGAGACCTAGTAGCGTCGAGAATAGCAAACCAGTTACCTGATTTCTGTAACAACGCCATTACGACGAAGTACGCGATAGTATTACTCGCGTTCTTCAGATCAATCGTCGCGATAGTACCGTCGACACTGCCCTTTCGAGC